TTGTTGTCTCTTCTTTTCTTCGCTCCCTAGTCCGCATATTTTTTAATCTTCTCTCTTTTTGACCGTCTCTTTTTCGGCAAAATTAAATCACGAAGTTAGCGATACTCAATCTGGCATAGAATTTCGCACCTTCCCTCAAGAGCTTTTTGCCGTACCGGGTAAGGATACCCTTACGTGGGCAGAAGCTCTCAGGGTCAAGCACGACCGGGGTCTGCGTGAGCGGAACGTACGGGCAGTAGAAGTAACCACTGTCCATGTACGAGTCACCCTTGTAACCCATGAGAATCTGGCCCGATGGGAAGAGCGGGTCTTTGTACAGCTTCCAACGGTTGTTGACGCTTCCGACGTACTGGATACCCAGCGACGAAGTGAAGGTCTCCGAAGGAGCCGGAGCGAAACCAGCCGTGGCGGTTTCGAAGATAGAGGCAACTTCTGGCGAGGTAACAAGCCAGTTGCAGCCACCACGCAGCGTCTTACGGTGAACGACGTTGCTGACTTCGACAACCTTGATGTACAGGCTTTCATACTTCTCCTTGATGGTGTCACCAAGGGCAGTGTTGAAGTCCCAAGCCGAAACCGTACCGGCGTTGTTACGCAAGTCCGTGAGAACTTCACGGTCGATTTCGAGGTTGATTTCCTGAGCGAGAACGGCGGTCAGTTCAGCCTCGGCGTCGAGGTTGTGCTGCGAACGCAAGTCCTGCTGAGCTTCGTAGCTCCAAACAGCCTTCAACTTACGGGTCTTGGCTGCGATCTCTTCCGACTCAACGACGAGGTTGATTTCGGGGAGGTCTTGGTTGCATTCCATGTTGTACTCGTAGGAGACAACAACGTGGTTAGCACCCGGAGCGTTGTTCCACGTACCGCTCAGTTCACCGGTGGTGACGTTGAGGGTAGCGGCGGTCAGCTTGTTGGTCGGCGTACCGATGTCGCTGAACACGAAAGTACCGCTTTCCGAGACCGAGAAGGTCTGAACGGCGGTGGCACCGTCATAGACAGTACCGGTCATCGTGCCCGGAAGAACCGGGGTGTGTTCGAGCGGCGAGAACACAGCGGCGGTGTCACCACCGTCGTCGGTGCTGCTCGTCTCGTTCTGTACCAACTGCGAGGAGTAGTACATGTCGAGGTTGGCAGTACCGTCAGCCCGCTGCATGAGCGAGTTGGCGTCATCACCGGGGAAGCCACCGTTGTTGTCAGCGCCACGGGTCGAACCCTTGTTGCTGCTGTAGCGGAAGCGGAGGTAGTACACCAGACCGGTCGGGCCGAGCAACGGCTGGACCGAGACGATCTTGTTAGCGATCAACTGCGGATAGATACGGCGAACCAGCGGGATGCTGATGCGCTTGAACTGAGCGATGTCACCGGTGTCGGTGCTGACTTCGTTCATCAAACGCTGGTTTTCCAGCAGAACGGCGGTCGTCGAACGGACATACTTGTCCTCGATACCTTCCAGCAGACCCGTCTGACCCCAACGAGATTCGAGTTCACGAGCCTCGTTCAATAGCTTTGCGTTTCCAGTCATATTATTCCCCTTTTAGGAACGTGTTCGTTGTGAAATTACTTCTTCGATGCGGGCACACCGGCCAGAGTTCGCAGTGCGGTCCAGTCGATACCCTCGGCGAGTTGCTTCTGCTCCTCACCGCTGTCCTTGGTGGTTTCTTCTTCGGAGTGTTCTCCGATGACTACTTCCTTACCAGTGACTTTCGATCCACGCCCCGTTGCATTCTTTGCCGATTCCTGACGTTCATTCTTGTCCGACTTAGCGGCTACGACGGCGTGCTCTTTGATGAGTTCTTCACGCTGGCGAACAGCTTCAGTCAGCTTTGTGTTCTCGGCCGAGAGGCGAACGCTGCGGGCTTCGAGCAGACGGGCCTTAGCAGCCAGTTCCTCGACCTGCTTCTGTGCTTCTTCGAGCTTGCTCGAAGTTGCGAGAGCGTATTCCTCATCGGTGATGTAGTCCGAAACGTGCTCGATGATCTTGTTGAGAGTGACCTTGTGTTCGGCGATGGCCGGGTCATTCATAAGTTCACGACGAGCCTGTTCGTAAATGTCCTTACCCTTGACGGCGAGGAATTCGTCGATCTTGTCGATCATGAATTCCTTCATCTGGGAGAGCTTCTTGTCGTACTCTTCGTACAAGTCAGCTTCGATATTGGTGTTCTTGCCACGCTCCGAAACGAGCATCTGGTAGGCTTCTTCATAGCCTTCCTCAAGAGCGCTTTCGAACTCGGAACGCTGGGTTTCGAGACGATTGCGAAGATCGGAGATGATTGCGAAGGCTTCTTGATAGCCCTGTTCGGCAGTCTTCTCTGCGGTCTTAACTTCGTTGGAGAGTTCTTCGTAGGCCGAGTTCAGCTTGGTTTCGAACTCCTGTTCGAGTTCAACCTTTGCTTCGCCCAGATACGATTCGACGGCTGACGCAACATCCTTGAGTTGCTGCTCGTCGGATAGAACCTTGCTGAGTGCTTCGATGATCTTATCCATGAGACTTTCCTCTTCTTGGCTTAGTTAGTGGCCCACTTAAATGTTTGCCTTAACCTTGTCAGTCGTCTTACGAACGATGCCCCCGAGATAGGCGAGCAGCATTTCTTTGCTGACGTTATTTATGCCGCTGTTTTCAATTTTCAGCGACGAATTTTGAGAATTAACAACACTTTCGCTTTTTGCGGACACAACCTTCTCTTGGAAGGCTTGATAAGTGCTGGGATCGGCAACTGCGTCGAAGGTGATTAGCTTGTAGCTTT